AACAAAATAATCTAAAAGCTCTTTGGCTGTAGTAGAACTGATGCCATCGCCATTCCTGTTGAAACGATTAACTATAGCAGCATTAAAAGCAGCCCCTATCAAATCAATGTTGCGGTCTAGATCTATCCCTTTTGGTATTAAAGGTTTTAAATTATCTAAAGAAGCAACGCTAATGCTCAGCTCGTTTTCTAGATCATCTGTGGCAAAAACTTCAAAATCAAATTGTGTTTTGAATTTATAAGGCGTAGTCATACTGCTTAAGTTACACTTTTTTAATCTTTTGGTGAATTTTTTGCACTATGATATAAAATAGCCGAAGAGTACTCATCTAAAGCATGCTCTGCGCTAATGTTCATGATAGGCTCTAAAATCTTTAAACCTAATAGTTTTTTATTATCCTTAAGACAACTGACTGCTGTTTTCTTCCAATCAACTTGGTCGCATGAAGAAACGACCACTTCGCAAACTTTTTCTAAAATCTGTTTTTGATTAGCGTTTAAACGTTTTTTCTTAAAAACTTTTTTAGCTTCCGCCGTCACTGCAGTATAGAAGGTATTAGTGGCGTCAATCACATCTTTAATGCTATCTACCGCATAAGTTACTTTGCGACCATTTGTTTTAGACCCCAATGGTCTCCCGGGAGATTTAGGTGTTTTAGTTTTTTGTTCATCTAATATCTTCATACTCTCAGGATGCTTTATTTCCTCAAGCTCCAATTCTTCAGATTCCTCAAAAACGGGAACGCCTCCTACTAGCGGATTATACCAACCCTTCTTTCTATCATCCAAAAACTTCTCTTGTGCTTTTTCTAATTCGTGCTCAGAGGGAAAAACACCAGTATCAATAACCTTCATCCCTTCTTCTGGAGGTAGAATACCAAGCTCCATCATACGTGTAATGACGCGCTGGACTTGATTCTCGTCTTTCATATCGATATCCTCAAAACGAGCGCGGGGGGAACCTCTAAATCCAAAGTTTTTACATATTTGGTTTATTTCAGGCTGTAGGAACTCATGAAGAAAAGCTTCGCGAGATTCCTTGAGCCTTTGAAGGAAAAGCTGTGCCTTGATAGTGGCATTAGCAAATTTCTCTTCTGCTAAAATTACGTTTTGCAATCCTTCTTTAATATCCTTATTTACAACGTCATACTTAGATGGTCCAATAACCTTTTCTAGATCCGGAATAATAAACTCAGCTTTAGTGGTATAGTCGCTAACTAACACGCGCCCAACACTCTGGTTGGTAAAAAGGTTTTGCATGGCTGTCATGTTGCGTGGATTAATACCCCCTTTATCAGGGGTTGCCCCCATTGTAATCATCAGAACTACGTTTTCGACTGTTCGGCAAATTGCCTGATCGATCTTCTTCATCTCCATTTTGAAGTTGATATCGTCAAGTACTGCAAACCCAAACGGAACGGCAAAGGGCTCATAATCTTGCTTTTTATAAAAAGCATATCTCAATTTGTTTGGATCTAGCTGAACGGTCATACCGCTTGGCGTCCATGAATTACTACGAATGCGTTTTTTAACATTCTCGGGGAGCGCATTAAACAACTCTCTATCTGCTTCGTTTTTAGGATCCTTCAGCCTTTCAATCTCGTATTCGCTCAATAGTTTTGAAAAGAATCGAACATCAAAAGAAGTGGTACGCTGAGCAACAACATCAAAAGGATTAAGTAAAATATATTTGATAGGAATTTTGTTTGTCTCCGCTACCAAACCGAGATTTCTGATCTTTGCAAATTCGTCCGCTTTAAACTTTCCGTCTACAGTAAAAAGAAAAATATTTCCACTACGGTAATACTCTCTAAAAAATTGATCCTTTAGCCCCCAAATACCAATTCTCTTAAACCATGAATTAATAAAACGTCTGGATTTTTCCGTGCCTCCATCCAAATAAAGGCTGGAATTAGCAAAGTCTGCCATCATATCGATAGAGTTACGAAAAATTGCTACATTACAGTAAGCTTTTTGACACAACTCGATAGCCTCACGAACGTTAACACCGTCTAAAGCGTATTGAAAAGGAAGTAGCCCTGAGCGAATATTGTTATAAGCATATAACTTAGGCTGAATCGCTATGCTGTTGCGCCTACTATCTGTAGTTCCTCCGGTACCCCCTCCTCGACTATAGGCTTCCGCGGTATAGTCATAGAAAGAATCGCCTACAAGTTTTGGCTCAAAAGTATCTGATTGCCCCGCCAAACTTTCATAAGGATTATTAGGGTACTGAAAGTTTTTCTCAAATTTTTTCCAATAGTCTGAGCGCTTTGTATATTTTCTTCTTGCCATGCTAGATTTTACACTGATTTGATTAAAAGTGACTTTGAAAAGTCATAAAGTTAGTTTACGAACATTGGTTCGAACGTTTCTATTATATTGGATTTAGGCTGCTTTTTCGAGTCAAAGTAAATTTTTGTCATCCAGTTTGCAAGCACTAAAGCGGAATAAGAATCTTTTCTTGCTTTATCAGGCCCAGTTTGTCGTCGCAGATTAGAGGGCAGATCAAAAGTCTGAGTGCCTTGAGCCGTACTGGTTATCTGTATTAAAGCGCATTCATTTTTTGTTAGATTCATCATATCTGCTTGGTGTTCGATGAAATCAATCTGCTTTGCTCCCGCGCTTTGCTTCTCTATATCCTTGCTGCGTAAAAACATAATTTCTTCAATGGGAATGCTTTTATTTTTTTGGGCTACGTACTGATCATCAATAGCCTGACTGGCAAACATAACACGACGATGATCAAAATTAGCCTGTAATAACTCGTTGGCCTGACGTATCCAACCACTTGTAGGTTTTCGCAATATCACATGCTTGTAGTCATCTTTATTATATTCATTTTTAAAAGCAGCTAAATTAGCCTGATACTCCTCTGGCTTATCAAAAGGAACTTCGACCTGTTTTAGCTTTATCTTTTTTTGTTTAAACATCTCGCTTTCGTTACATGCTTGCAAAAATTGTACCCCTCCATTATAATCCCCGCATACAGCAATAATATTAAAATTTTGTAAGCAATAAAGAAAATATCGAATATGGTGTTTTAAAGAAGTTCCGGCCAAAGCGTAACTGTGCACCAGCGTTGCTTTCTGTTGTTCTTCGTTTAACTTTAAAATTTGAATTGCAAAATCATCTGAACTCTCAGTTTGAGACCATGACGGATCAAAGGCTAAAACGTATTCTGCGTCCGGGTCTCCTTTAATTTCAATAGACGGAGACTCTCCATCTGGAACTGTACATAGTGCCATTTTGCTTGTCTTAAAATAGCCTGCACTATCGTCAGTAAACACGGCCCCAAACTCTCGCTCAAACTGAGAGGTGCTCATGGTAGTTTTGGCTTGATTGAGAAGATTTTGATCATAGAGCTGCTCTGGGGCACAGTCATAAGAAAAATGCATAATGCACCTAGAAGCCTTATCTTTTTGTTCTTTTCGCGTAATACTCAATTCAAATTGTTGGTATAGCTTATAAAGATATTCGAATTTATAAGAAGCTGACGATAAGGCTATCAGTTTATTGTTAGGCCAGATATGCCTTCCCCTCTCTTCCATTTGACCTTCTTCGATCAGCTTAGTTTCCAGTTTGTGCAGGTCATCACGTTGGGTCGGATTGGTAACAACAGATAAAAAAGGGACGATAACTTCGTTATAAATCCTTTCAGGCATCAACAAAAACTCATCAATGATAATACGATGAAATCTAAAACCACGCAACTTTTCGCCATCCCCCAATGGCAACGCTCGAATACGGCTGCTACCAATCTCCATCAACCATTCGTCGTTACTCTTAGAAATCTTAGTAATGCATTGGTTAAATAAGCCTGCGTCCGGATGCATAGAAATATCTTCAATTTTCTTAAAGATCATTTTTGCTTGCCTAAAAGATTTGGAGAGTATACCAATTTCTACCCCTTGGTTTAAGATGGCATCCAAGGCAGCGAAAACACCTGTTGTGAAAGACTTGGACATTCCTCGAGACCATACCCCTAAAAAATAATCCGTCTCGAACATGCTCTTAACAGCCATATGCTGAAAAGGAAAAAGCTTAATCCCCATCATAAGCTCTGCCGTAAAAGTCATATTGTTCCTTAAGAACTCATAAAGAGCAAGTTTAGCTTCCCTTTCTTCTAGGAACCCATCGATCTTTTTCAGCTCTTCGTTTGAGCGGCATCTCCGCGGAGGCCTATTCTGTGTTCCTTCTATCCAGCTCATGATCTAAAAAATATTGCATATCTGTATCCCACACTTCTTTGCCCTTGTAAAGCAACCTAGGAATGATTTCCTCTGAGATTTTGCGGCTCCCGCTAAATAAAAACTGGCAGTGCCCCTGAAACTCATAGCTTAAATCCCTAACCCTCTTCAAGATAAAATCAATATTTGCGGCACGCTTGAACGCCCTGCTTGCCTTAATCATTTTTTGCGGAGTCGATTCAATAACTACAAATAAATAAGAATCTAGCTCCTTAACCCTCTGTAACTCTCTTTGAAAACGTTCATAGTTTTGGTTGCTTAAAGTGGTATGTAGATCAGAGCCTGACTTTCGATCCACATAAGTATAAGAATAATGATCGCCAAAAAGAGTATAATCCCCTACGTCTAACTTGTGC